ATATAGAATGCACCTTCGTAGTTACCAATTTCTCCAGCCCAGATGCGGTCCTGTGAAGAACCGTATTGGTTAGGAAGTAGCCAGCCTTGGCCAGATGATGACTCTGCACGTAGGTCATGGGATACCTCTGGGTGGATACCAGCCCAGTATAGTGAACCCTTGCGTGCTACAGCCTTAGCAGAACGTAACTTAGCGACAGCCCTACGGATGTCTGCTGAGTCAATTGTTGCTGCTGCTGTAACTGTTACTGTTGAGGTCGCTGTTGAACCTGAGAAAATCTTGTTATCTCCGCCACGCAATGTTTCCATTGCTACTGCGTCGATAGAATCTGCTAGGTTGTAAGCAATAATGTTAGCGATTGCTGGGTCTACATCAGCAAGGCTGAATAGTTCCAACGCACGTGTTACCAACACTGAGTTACCGTACTCGTTAAGAGTAATAGAAACTGTTGTTGGTGTTGATAGTGCTACTGCATCTGGGTCAGTTGTCTCAGATAGAGTAGATGTCTTTTGTGCCAAGTCAACGTACTTCTGTAGAACTACGGTTGAACCTGGGATTGATTGACGGGCAGGTGTTTTATCTGCGACTGAACGAATTAGTGGTTCAGAACGGAGAGCGAACTCCAGTAAGCGGTCATACGCTTGCTGAACAAGACCTGCACCACCGCTGGTACCGCCTAATGTAGCGGAGCCTATGCCTGTGTATGCATTTGCCATTGTGTTGTCACCTCCAAGTGACTAGAAACTATGATTTGTTTTATTGATTTGCTTGGAGGATAGCAAGAATTTCTTCTGCTGATTCGGCATTAGAGATTTTTGTTTGTAAATCCTCCGTGCGTTCAGGGGTTAACGCATTCTGAGTGACAATATCTTGCTGCCGTAAGGCTGCTCGATTACTCTCTTGCTCAGGATTTTTAGACTCTTCAACTTTTAATCCAAACAAATCAGCATTATCATCGAGCCAGTTATTCACTGTCTCTTCGTTAATATCTTCTAAGTCTTTCATAATAAGCCTTGCAGCCTTAGCGTTTACGCCCTTCTTTTCCAGGACTTCTTTAATAGTACGCTCACGCTGCACCTTGGATAATCCCTCAAGTTGCTCAGTGAGTTCCTTGATACGCTTCTCATCAGAGCGCTTGGCTTTACGTAACTTTTTAAGTAAGTCACTGCCATCACCCACATTTGTGTCGGTATCTAGGTCGTCTTCTTCTTCTTCATCCCAGTAGTTGTTGCTCATAGCAACCACCCACCCTTCTATTCGTTGATTAGTCGCAAGCCTCAAGTCAATTCGGGGAAATTGGTTGGCTCTTGCTACCAGACTTATACACCTCACGGGGCTGGTAGGTCCGTGTAGGGAATCTATTTAGAACTGACCTGCTGAGGAACCTCTACGCAAGTATGTAGTTGACAGTCCTGCTGCACCTACGCCTGATGAACCGCTAAATGTTCCTATTTCTTTTTCTGCTAACTGTGTACGCTTACGCTGAGCAGAGGCAAGTCCTTTAAATACTTCTTCTTCTGCAACCTGTTGGTTGTAATTAATTTTATCTTCATCATAAATTTGAGATAACTTAGTAGTAGTAGGAAGTATGTCTGAAATAGTAGAGTATCCTCTACGTGCTGTGGCTAGGTCTACGCCAAATTTAGCCAATGATTCTGCGCTAGTCATACTAGTTGTAAGCCCACCCTGCGCTAATGCTGCGCTACCAATCTCTGCTGCAGTTACCTTTTCTTGTAATCTAGGTAAATTTTCTTTTGGACTTAAAAAGTAACTAACTAACTCTGTATCTGTAATTTTATAAAAATCACGTAGAGTTTTTTTAACTAATGGGTCTGCATTCTCAACACGATTAACTACAGTAGATACTCTGTCTTTAAACTCAACAGGGGATATATCTCCACCAATAATATTAGCCATTGCAGCCTGTCGTGTTTTTTTATCTGTACCTAATAAGGCTTGTTGCCCATATGCACGAAGTGTTTCTGAGTAACTATCCTCAAGGGCTAGATACTCTCCTTCTGTTAATGCATTAAGGCCAGCAGCAGTTCTTGTTGTGTTCCCAGCAAAACGTGTTTGATATGTTTTGTTTTGACGCAATTCAATAATTGCTTCATTTGAAGTTAATCCTTGTTTCATGTATCCAGCAATAACTGGAGCCAAATCATCTAATCCGTATAAAGCAAAAGTTGAATTAAGTAATGCAAAAGCATCTCTAGTATCTTTGCTTATTTCAGAGCCTGCTCCACCCGCTCCAGCCGCTCCGCCTACTTCAGGTTTCTTAGGGCTACTAGCGTCTATCTTTGCTTGGATTGCAGCATTAATTGCTAGACCTTGTTCAGCACCAGTTTTACCAGCAATTGCTGCTGCGTACTCTGCATCAGTTAAACTTGTTACTGGATTAAAAGTATCTCCATAATAACCAGCAGCAGATACACCACCTCTTGCTTCAATTTCTGCCTTAGTTGCTACACCAGCAGCAATAGCAGCAGCCTCTGCTGCGGGATTGCGAACAAATCCTGGCGGAGTATTAGCGGCTCCTGTAGTAGTACCACCTGTGGCTGCACCACCAGTTGCTGTACTACCTGTAGCAGTACCTGTGGCTGTAGAACCAGTTGCTGTTTGTTTTCCTGGGATTAAAAATGTTTGTCCAGGTTTAATTAAATTAGGATTAGTTATTTGTGGGTTTGCTGCTTGAATTGCTTTAACTGTTGTTTTATTAGCCTTAGCAATTGCTGATAATGTATCGCCTTTTTTAACCTGTACAGTCTGTGCCATTAGCCTACCACTCCAAACATTCTAAGAATATCATTAGCATATCCTGCTGCTTCATCTCTAGCATTCTTAGTCTTGCCCCATTCTGGTTTATTACGAAGTAACTTCTCAAACTCTGTAGTAGACATAACTCCAGGCTTACCATTGTTTCTTAGTGCTACTTGAATATCTTTATCAAACGCATCTAAAGATTCTGATGGTACTTCTAAAACTTGAGACTTTGTATTAGCAAACTGAGTTGCTAAATTTTTAATACTAATTCCATTATCAATAGAATCACCTAGATTTGTATAGAAACTCTTAGCAAGATTACGAATCTTTTGTTGTTGCTGCTCTAGTTTACCAGTAGATAAACTGCCACCTGTCCTAAGCCCACCAAGCACATCATCAAGGGCTTCCTGTGTACTTAACTTAATACCATAATTAGCAGCATAACTCTTTAAGGATGAAATGCTTTGGGCTATAGAACCTGTACCAGAAGCAATGGCTTCTAAGGAAGTACCACGAACTGATGGCTTAATAGTATCTGCCATTATACGTGCATAATCTTCTTCGTTTAATAAAGAACCAGACTCAATTAATTTACCGCCAACTGTTTTTTGTTTAACAACAGCCTTCTTCATTTCTGCACTTACACTATCAAAGAAAGTTTTTCTTTCAGCAGGTGTCGCTTCACGCCCAAGCATATCTACTGTAAAGGCATCAATTAATTGATTAGCATCTTGCTTAGTTATTTCTTGCCCACGTTGTGTTGGCCCACCACCACCATAACTAGGTTGAGAATTAAGCCATGTATTAAAGGTAGTTAACTCACCACTTGCATTAGGATTAAATAAAAGGGCTTCTATAATCTCTTTACTTTGATTATTAGAAGCATCTAATATAGCATCGCTAAGTCCAGCATCTGATTTTGTATTATAATCTTTTTCTGTTAAGTAACCTTTGCGATATAAACCAGTACGCAATGCCTCTATATTACCGCCAGCATCTTTTTTAACTTCACGAATAATTTGATTATAGTCAGCAAAAGTAAAGTTTTTACCATCGGGTGTTATATATAAGAAACGTTGATAAGCAGCACCGTCTTGACCAGCAACAGTAATAATACGCTTAGTGCCAGTTCTATCCCAACCAATTTCTAATTGATTTTCGGCACCTTCGGCAAAATAGTTTTTAATTGTAGTTGCATTAGATGACCCAGGAGCACCGTAAACATTTAATGTTTCTGCCAATTTATCTACCCTCAATTCCTGCTATAGTTGATTCTCTAGAATAGTAGTTAAGCAAGCCAGTAAATATAATTCTGGTTGCTTCTTTTACTTCTGGACTTGTTTGGCTAAGTTCTTTTAATATGTTAAGAACTTGTTCTTTTCTTGTTGATTTTAAATTACTAAAATCAAAACGTTTAGAAAGTCTTTCATCTTCTGCAAGAGTTAAAAAGTCTGAAACTTGACGGACTGCAAGATTCATTGATGACCTTGTCTTCTTATCAATAGGAGAGTTAGGGTCCGCAACTGCATCCGCAAGGGTTTTAAACATAACCTTTAGATTTCCTCTATTGTCTCCCTTACCGCCAATTTCAGCATCAAGGTATGGGTTAGATATTAAAAGAGCGGTGCGTTCTTGTGAAGCCTTATCAATTAATTGTCGTCTATCTCCATAAACTGATTTTTTCTTTAAGGCTTCGTTTAGTGTATCTTCAATAGCAAAGTATCTTTGCTTATCCTCTGCTACCTGCACGCTAGTTAAGTAATCTTCAAACTCTGGAATATCTACTAAGCCTTCAGATTGCATCCAAGCATATATGTCTGGATTATATTCGCCAGACTTTGGTGCAAATAAATAACCTATTTCTTTGTAGGTATCAATAAACTTTTTATTTTTAATAGACCAATTTTTTACTTCACTGGTAGTAGCAATAAGAACTTTAAATTCTTTGGTATTGCGTGGTACTAAATATATTACTTTTCCTGGATTTTTACCAACCCATGTAGCAACGGCTAAGTCAAATACATCTATGTCTTCATTTTCAACGTTGCGATTTAACGCATTGTATACATCCCAAAAAGATGATTTCCAAGTAGTAATACCAGTCTTCTTTAAAAATCCTGGTAATCCTTGAGAGTCACGTAAGGTTGGTTGGCCTGGAGATATTTGTCCAAGCATGTTACGTGCAACAACAATACTATTTGTTGAAATTTTAAGTTTAGAAATATATTTTGCACGCTCTTCTGTAGTTGCATCTTCTGGCAACCCATTACCAAATGCTTGTGCATGAGCAATTGCCTGCAACATTGCAGTTCCCTTTTGCCTATCTAACTCAGTAGACAAAAGAGTAGAAAGTATGCTGTCACCAAACATAGGTAACAAAGCACTTCGCAATGTCATTCTATCGCCAAACTGACCTAGTGCTATTGAGTCAAATGTTTCAGCAATTTTAGTAGTTGATGGTTGTATCTCATCCTTAAGCACGCTTGGAACAAGTGGTAACTCTCTTAGAAGTGCTCTGCTAACTACAACAGCAACAGATGCTAAAGGTCCAGCCAGTGCTGGTTGTCCTGCATCAGGTGAAAATGATGGGTTTGTTAATCTTAACTTAAGAGTAAACTCATTAAATGTTGGAATTTGCAATGTTTGGTTGCCAGTAAGCGTACGAAGTACTGGCTCTATTGCACCATTGATAATTGAATCTGTAGGAAAGACAATAAACTTATCACCCTTCTCATCTTCATAAACATCTCCAGATGCCTCAAGGCCTGTATGTAGTAGGCGAGTACGATATAAAGCCCGTAAAGGTTTCTTTGTATATAGACGCCAGACTCTACGATAAAAATCTTCAGTTGCTCTATAGAATCTACCTACTGACCTAATAGAAATAGCAAAGTTGCTTCGAATAGATGGGTTATCTACAAACTCTAATAGTTCATCAGTAGCACGAGTAAGGGCTAACTGAGTAACCTGTCTTTCAGCATGTTCTTTTCCACGTGCTTTAGCAATAGCAGTACTCAGTGTTGGATTTTCTTCAATTGCATTTTTAACATAACGCTCTTGAAATACTTTTTCGTAAGGCTTTAAATCTTTAAGTGCTCTTTCTGTAAATAATAATAGAAAAGGATTACGATTAAACCCAGTTACGGTTGCATCCATAACATCCATTGTCCAGTTTTGCCACTTTGAATAAAGGTAACCAATTCCTTCGCCCTCTTCAAATACCTTCATATCTTTTTCTGGACCAACATTATATAAACGTGTTTGTACGTTTGTTGTTGGCTGATAACCTTGAGTTAAATCTTCAAATCTAGCAAAATCAATTTCAGCGGATGCTTTGCTCCAAGGGTCTTTAACTATCTTTGCAACACCTTCAGCATTTGTTTCAATTGATTTTTTGGCTGCAGTAACTGCTTTAAATAATTTTTCATTGTAGTTAGTTGAACCGCCATGAAAAGTATTTCTCATATCCATTAGCATATTATCTACGTGGATACGGGCAATCTGTACATCTGAAATACCACGTTGACGATATAGTACTGTAGTACTAAACAAAGACAAAAATCCTTCTAACTTTGTTTTGCTCTCCATAATATAATCATCGTCAAAACCTTTTGGAACTCTTTCAACGCCTACATCTTTAAGAATACTATGACGTGCGTTAATAAAATCATCAGGTGTTTTTAATGCTTTGTATCTAAAGAAAGCATTAACTGGATTTACTACTGCACCTTCTGCAATTTTTTCACTGTTGTAAGAAAAACGAATATTCCAGTTATCGTAATGAGCAAGAGCAATTTGCTTTGTTGACATTTTATTAATATCTATAGCACGGTATGCTTTACCTAAAGCAAGACCTGCCTCATTGACTGCTTTGGTTAAATTACTGCTAACAAAAACTGAATCCACATAATCAATATCAATTTTTCCAGTCATCATACTACGGGCAGCAACAGAGTTACCCATTGAATCAAGAATATTTGGACTGTATTTCATTAACCGAGTTAAAGTTTCTGAACTTATTGGACCATTTTTTCCTGTGTAAAGTTCCATAACTCTTAATAATGTTTCTTCTTTAATCGCCTGGTGAGCCACATCAGCAAGGGCTACTTCATATCCGTATTGTTTGGATAACTTAGCACGTACATCTTCTAAAATATTTAAACGGTCTTGGCTATTTAATTTTTTAGTTGGGTCTTTTGATGGAAATATTTTATAAAATCCACGCTTATACATACCCTGGGTTGTTTTAGAACCAGTGGTTGCTTCAAGTATTGTTCGGGCCTCACGACCACCAAATACAAAATTACGTAGGTCATTTGAATTTCCTGTAAGAGCATTAAAAACTGTTTCATCTATACTGCTACGCATTCCAAGACGTGGAAAAAGAGTATGGGTAACCCAAAAATCTAAAAAGAATTTTGAAAATTTATTTCTAGTAGCGCCGCCAATTACATTCATAAAATTTATTTTTTCAGACAGTCTTGAACTTGCTGCTGTTTGATAAATTAAATCATATGGCAACGGAGCAATACTTTTTGCAACCTGTGATGGCTGAACAATTCCTTTAGATGCTTGAAAAAATGATTCGCCTTCACGCCTAATTAATGCTGGATGTAATACTCCAACTAGTTCAGTTGGTATTTGAGACTGGACTGTTGAAAACATACCAGTTTCATTAAAAGTAGCAGCAAGGATTTCATCTGCAACTTTTTGTCCATTAGGTGAGCCAAGCATTCCACTTTTTATCATAACTGCTGAATAAAGATTACGAATCATTGTAAGTTGTATTTCTGGGCTTTCTTTTAAGAATGCCTCTGTAAATGCATAGGCTAAATCTTTTTTACCTAAAGCAAGTATTGCTAAATTTCTAACATCTGATTCTGTTTTAACTGCATCTTCACCATACAAAATACGACCAGGGCTGCGTGTAAGTCCAACAGATATTTTATTCATTGCTTTACGGGTTTTAGAAATATCTCCCTGTAATTCAATAATATCTTTTACTGCTGGATTAATTAAATTATCGCCATCATCGGCTACTTTTTTTAATACATCTAATACAGTAGATAATTCTTTTTCGCCCTTATCAATATAAGATGTTATATTTGCATTTTTAGAAGTTGGATTAAAGATAGCATCAATTACTTTACTTGAAGCAGAACTAAGACTTCTAAAATTCTTTGCTACTGGAATTCCATTTCTACGGAAATTTACAGTATCAACACGACCAGATAATAATAAGCCCATGTCTTCATGGTCCATAAAGAATTTCTTTGCAGATGATGCATCAAAGACTTCTTCTTTTGCTAATTTTTTAACAACATCAAGATTGGCCCAGTCTGGAAAGTCAATACGTATTTGCTTATATGCAAGACCTTTTGCAACAGAGCCTTCTGCATCTGCATAATTTTTAACTGCTTTGCCTAGTTGCTCATCCCAAAGTTTAATAACATCGGCTTGTTTAAAAACAAAATCTACTCCACCTTCAACATCTCCACGCTCAGAAAGAAAAACAAATTGGTCAGCAAGTCTTTCGCCACGACCTTTAATTCCACCAAAACGACCAACTGCTTCTGGTATCCCAGCAACACCTTTACCAATAGCACGGCCACCTTTAATAATTGGTCCAACGCCAGTATAGGTAAGTGGGTCAATTGCTAATTGATAAGTAGCATCTAAAGGACCAGACACTATATTAGCGGCAGCAACTTGACCTTTTTTTGTAGTTAAGTCAATACCAATTGTTTTAAGAAGTTTAACAGCCCAATAATTTTTATCAACATCTGGGTCGGCTTTTAACATACTGCCAACCTTATCTCTGCCTGGAGAAACTTGAGTAAAAACTTTAATTTCTTTTAATAACTCATTAAATTGCTCAGGCTCGTCTCCCATAAATTGAATTGCCTTAAGCATACTTTCATCCGAATCACCATATAGGTCAATTGACTCCCCTGGAGTTCTGCCTTCTATAGTGCCACGTATTAAAGTTACTAATGCTTTACCGTGTTTAGTTTCGTACTCAGAAACTTTATCCCATCTCCAAGAATTTTTTCCATCAAAAGCCTCGCTAATAAGTTTTTTGCTAAAACGTGAACCTTTATCTTGTTCGGCTTGTTGCTCAACTTGATAAGGAGTATTTAAAGTTTTATAATATTTATCGGCTACTGTAAATCCTGCAATAAGTGGACTAAAATAAAGTTTAGCAGTATTACTTAATGTTTGACCTGCTGCTTCAACTACTCTACCAAGTGTACTTAATTCAGGAGAAAATCGTTTTTCTTTAGAAAAAAGATATCTAATATTATCTTGAACCACTGGGTCAAATTCAAGAAATTCTTTACGCCCTGCTTCTTCGCTAAGTTGTAAAAGTCTTTTTGCTTCTTTTCTGGCATAGCCTAATTGGCTAAGTTGTTTTTGTTGAGAAAGCGGCAAGCCAGCATCAATTGCTGCTTTATAAATATTAGGGCTTAGTTCACCTACAACAGGGTCTAATTTTATTTCGGCCATTAATATCCAGCATCATCTAGCATGCGAAATAACATTTCAGAATCGCCTGAAACATCATACTGTGCAAGGCCTCTAGCAATTTCTTTTATTGTTGGCTCTTGATTTGGTAATCTTCCAAGCGCAATCGAACCAGGGCCATCCCCAATATCTATACCACTAGTAATGCTTTCATTTTTACGAGATGTAGGAGCAAACAATGGTTGCAAATCTTCTAATGTATTTTGAGGAATTGGATTACCAGCCATAGGCGCTGCTACTTGTTGGTCGTAGGTTGCTTGTCCTTGTCCGTATGGTAATCCTGACATGTAGGTTGCGGCTTGTGTTGGACCCCCGTCAGTGCGTTGACTAAGAGCGCCAGGGCCTGATACTGGGGCTGGGTTATTCGGTTTTCTATATCCACCTTGCTCCATCATTGACATAATATCTCCTACTTAGTAAATTGTGTTTTTATATGAACAGGTCCACCGCACCAAATATTATATTGAATTGCAATGTTTACTGCCTTCTTAGCAGCGCTTGATGCTTTTGCATGTGTCTTTGTTTCAAGTTCCATTGATGCTAATGCACCAAGGGCTAATCCCCCACCAGAACCAATTCCATATAAACTTTTATCATCTCGCATATATCCAAAGTCATCGGTAACTTGATATAACTTTCCATTAAAACAAACTAATGCATCCCAACCAGTATCATCATCGCTTTTGGTTTTAGGTGCTGGTTCATAGCCTGCATCTGTTAATGTTTGTTTCATAGATGGTAATACTCTTATCATCATAAAACGGTCTGGGTCTTGCGTCTTAATTACTTTAGGCGGTTGCCATAAGTTGTTAAGAATATCTCCTGCTATAGCATCACCTGCTACTGCAATTAGATACTCACCAACTTTAACTATCTTGTCATAACCCTTTGCTACATAAGGTCTTTCGGTATATGTAGTCATTGAATCTGCTGCTAAGACAGCCCAGCCATTACCCTGTATGCCGACTATTACTGTCATCATCCCCCGCTTAAGTTATCTTCTTACTACTGTCCTTGCACTAGCACTAGCCGTACCACCTGCACTTAAACTAGATAAAAGACTTTGTAGTCCTCCGCCTTGTTGTGGTGGTAGTGGTGAAGGTAAGCCTCCTGCTGGAGCCTCTGCGGGAGCAGGGGACGTTTGCTCAACCATTTGGGCACCAGCGGGAGGTAATTCTGGAGCAAAGATATCTTCAATCGCATCTTCAATCGAAATACCCTTTTGACGGGCTTTGATTACTTGTGCGATTTTCTTTACGATATCAGATGCGTCCCCGCCTGATGCTGCCATTTGTGGAATGGCTTGTGTGTATGCCTGTAGTGAACCTACTAAAGCATTACGCATTTCCTCTACTTCAATCTTTTCTTGTTCTTGCGTTACGTTAATACCAAATGGTAGTTCACGCATAGCCATATCCTTAGAGATTAATTTACCACCAAGGGCTTGTAGCATAAAGATAAGTCCCTGTGCTGGGTTAAGACCAGCAAGCATTCCATAACGTACATCGGCTGTATAGTCACCCTTAATATCTTTTGAAGGTGTGTACTCTAAAGAGTACGGTGAGCCAGCATCTACGCCACGAATTGTTTTAACAAAATTAAATAGTGTCTCATCCATCTCGAAACAGACAGAGATAACATCTTTAAGTGCAGAAGCAAAGATTGCTTGTGCTGATTTAACCTGTGTATCAAAGCCACCCATAAGCGCTTGAACGCCTTGTCCCGTGACTATTGATGCATCTATGTTTCCAGTTCTTGATTCTGGATAACGTGTTCCAGTACGCAACTCATTAAGCAATACTTGCTGCTCAGTGAATGCACCTGGTGGGATATTTAAATCTACACGTCGTACTCCAGCAGGGGAGTTGGTGCGAATAATCGCATCTCCACCCAACTGTAGTTCTTGAACATCGCCTGGTACAACAATTGGTGCCTGTACAGATTTCTCTGCTGCTTCCATCGCAAGTAATGCGAACCTATTACGAAGCAGTTGGATACCTAGTACGTCATCAAATTGACCACGCATCTCGCCATCTAGTGATGGACGCTTTGCTACTATCACTTGCATCTTACCAAGTGGGTTCTTGGCTTGAGATAAAACTAAATTATTCCGTGATGGAATAAATATTGTTGATTGCTCTTTATCGTAATAACGAACAATATCAATACGTGCATCTAGGTTCTGCTCATAACGGTCAGCGCCTAGTAGTTGAATCTCAAACTCAGGGTACTGTGCCACCAGTTCTGCGAGTGTTAGTGAGTATTTCTTTGCGAAGGCAATACAACGTCCGTAGCGGTCAAACTCTGGGTAAGCCCCAATCGGACTTTCTATTCGGATACGTGGTAGCCCTGCTTCTTCGTCTAATTCAACAATGAATGGGACGAAACCAAATGTGATGT